GCTTTGAAAACTAGAGCATTTGCTTGGAAAACCTCTTTTAGTGGACCAAGCTGGTTCTCTAACTTCAACTAATCGGCCTAATTGTGCTGTTAGTGTGCTTAAAGTACTGGTTACTGTGCCTGTCATTTGTGTTGCTGATACATAAGCTGTGAATGAGACACAACCATTTGATAGAAATATACTTCCACCGACATGCTCTGGTGTAAACACATTTCCTGAGCTTGTAATGGTACATGCTGTACCAACAGTCACTGAGGTTGGTGTAAAAGTAAAAGTATCGTAATTTACATCACCAAAATCATATTGAGGCAAATTAGTGAATACAATTGGTGTTAGAGTCCAGTTGTTTGCTATTAGTACGTTTGTAGTACCTGCGCCAACGGTATTTAATGTAAAAGCATTTGTGTTGTTTGCTGCATCACGGGCAGTTGCGTAAACTTTAATCAAGGTTCCTGTCGCATCAGTACGAATGAAGTACGTTACACCTATAAGTATTTGTGGTGTTGTACTAGGCATACTTGCCGGTACTGCATTTGTAAATCGTGCTGCTGATATCAAATTTGCTGCAACTGGATTAGTTAATGTAAATTGATTTGAAACAATACCAGCACCAGTATTGATTGGATTTGCTGCTAAACTGGAACGACTTAAGATATGTGGTTGGATAATATCAGCTGTTATTTCAAATTTATCTTCAAGTATTGTCCAGTCCATTGTTCGAATAACATGGCTTGTTAGTATGGCATTTGCAACAGTAGCGACTAATTCGTTTTCTAAATAAATTTCAACTTGTCCGGGAACAAAAGCTAAAACATATGTACATTCATTTTTATAAGGAAAAGTTTCAAAGAAAATATCACGCCAATCTGTTACACCAGTAATTTCGGCCGTGTATATAGTACCGAATCTTTTACCAATACCACCTTGAGGGTATGTAATAGTATTCTGTGCCTTTTTTAAAGATTTATAATAAGCGTCAAGAGTAGTTCTACCGTAAAGCATAGGTGACAACTCACCTCTACTAAACTCATCTTGTGACCATATAATTTGTGGCATATGCTCCCCTTAAGAAATACTATTAGGATAAACACCACCAATAGCACGATTGCCAAGAACAGGGAAATCAACCTGAGTAAACTGAGGTCTATTTTGACAATCAATTGCACATGCCATGGCTTGCATCTGATTTCGTTTACCTTCGATAACACTGTAGTATTCGGTTTTTTGAGCATTACTTAAACACAAGTATGCTGCTATTTCATAAACAAAGTAATTTACAAACCAAGGTGGGAGAGCTGAAACATCAGGCTGATAAATAAACTGCATATACCACGGCCCTTGGTTAAATGTGTAAATCTTGTTTCCATTAAAAATATCCCAGTCATATGTGTTTGGCCACACACTTAATGTTTTTAACCAACCACTGGGGAGTTGATATACATATAAATAAGGTGGTGGAGGTGTTTCAACAAGCAAAGATAGTTGTTCAAACTTGCTTGCAAATCTCCAGTTGTTTGCTGATAGAACACTTGGCAAAAGCATGTCAAAAGCTTGCTCTGCTGCTACAACTAATTCATCTTGGTCTATCAATGACACGATAGGTGCATGGCCCAACTGGGCCAAAGCATTTGAAATGATTTGTACTTTTGTTAAGGCCATGCAATTCCCCTATTAGCTAGCTGCTCTTAAAACTTGATAATACAACACCAAGTCAGCACCTGGGTCACCAGAAAAAATAACTGTAATGGTGTTTAAAGTTGCTGCTGCTGATAATACAGTACGGTTATTCGTACCATCATTTTTAACTTGCACAAATACTAAGTCAGTAGCTGCAACTCCGGTTACTGTAAACGCTTCTGTAGCACTACCACCAACAGTTGTTACTTGTGCAGCATATTTAACAATGTGACTTGGAGTAATTCCAGATGCTAATTTTGCTAATGTTACGTTAGCATTTAGAATTTTTGCAGTTTCAACAGCATCATTTGCAAGTTTAATTGCAGTTACTGCACCATTCTGTAAATTAGCTGTACCAACTGAACCAACTGGTCCAAATGTAACAACAGTAACAGTACCAGCGGTTTGGTTAACAGCATCTACATAATACATGCCGTTAGCATCACTTGCTTCAATGATAATAATATCACCTACCGCTAAATCATATACTGCTGATGCAAAATAGTTAGCAGCTGTAACAGTTGCAATATCATCAGTAGCAGAAGCATAACTGAAAATTGCTGGTCCATTTGTAAAAGCTGGGCCGTCTACTGTTACACGTCCACTGTTGAACGCTAAAGTATGTCTAGTAAATCTTTGGTCATTAAAAGCCATTTTTATTCCCCTTTATTATGCAGTTTCATCGCATTCGATTCCCAATACGCCCCGGGAATCGATCACTGTGGCTCCAGCACTGAATACACCGTTTACTAAGTAAGAGGTGTTCTGTGGAATGTAGTTCACTTCGGTGCGGAAATTCATACCGATACCCATACCAGTTGACATTTTGTGCCATGCTAAAGCGGTACGAATGTTTCCGGTTTTTGGTAAGCCACCCTCTGTCATTTGTGGAACTACGATAACGTTGAAACCTAAGTATTCACGAATGCGTGCACGGTCAATTACATCATTTCTGGTGTAGAAAGTAGAAACGAATTGGTCATCTTGCATTAAAGACTTGAAGTTATTTGCAGACATAGCTACATAACGCTCTGCAAGTGGCACTGCGTTGTTATCAAAGAACTCTAAACATTGGGTAAATTTCAAGTAGTTGAAGTTTGTACCGCCATCTGCAATAGTGTCACCGGGATTAGCAACTAATGCATCAATGGTGATTTGGTCAGAACGACGACCCATAGCTTGAGCGACTAACATGGCGTTTTCCATTTTAGCGTCAAAGTTTACTGTTAGTTCTTGTACTTCGTCTACTGCGGTAGGTGTGGTGTATTTTTGTAAAGTACATACTGCTTTGTTGTAACCGGGATCTTGAATGGTTACTGCTGCTAAGTAAGCAGTTGGTACAGAAATTACTTGATCTACTTTACGAAACTCTACGCTTGCACCGATAACATCGTATTTTGTACGAATGGTATCACGCATTAAAAAACCTGTAGAGCGATAGATTGCTTTTACCAACGCATCGAACTCGATTTGTTGGACATTAGTTAAACTTATGGACATTTTAATCCCCTTAAATAGTTAATGATGTTTTATTAAGTATTATTGGGCTTGTAAAATGTTGGTTGTCCGTGAAGGGCCGATTATGTACAAGTTATCCAATTCCCAGAAAAACTGGATACTTGTACACATTATAAACCGCTATTTACTTAGTTTGCAATCTTTCGATTTTTGCAGTTATTTCTCTTCGATATCTTGGATCTGATTTATATTTTTCAATATTCTGAATCATCTCAAGTTGCAAATCTTCAAGACTATGTACGCCATCAGATTGTGATTGCTCATTGCCCGGTATCATTGTGTTTTGTCCTAACATTTTTGACCTCAATTCTTCTAATGCTAACACTGCGTCAGCGGTTCTTAAATTTGATGTTAAAGCATAAAATGAGTCTTCAGATAAATTAGATTTAGCCCAGTTGTTTAAGATTTCTAATCTTTCATCTGCTTTATCACCTAAAGCCTGTTTTTCAGCATTATAGTCGATATTAAACTCATCCATGTACTTACCAACTGCGGATAACATTTTATCCATCACGTCTTGTGGTACACGTTTTGATTTAGCATATTGAGCCAATTCTTGAAATGGTTCATAGTCTGGGTCAATCCAGCCTTGTCCTGCTTCCCATGAATATTCATTAGGTGCATCACCAAATCTTTTTTGTAATTCTTGATAGGACTTTGCAACATCCGAGGCTTTTTTAAATTGGCTTGGCAACCAGTCAGGTCTATCACCTACACCGGGGGTATTATCATCAAGCCACCAAGAAGGTTCTTGTTTTTGTATACCAGCGTCTTGCATAGCCATATCTTCTACTGTTGACGTTATAGTATCAAAACTCATGCTTCACCTGCTGCTCTGCGTGCTTCTTCATCTTTTCGTATTTGATAGCTTTGTACACTACCAATGATTTGTCGAAAAGCTTCCCTAAAGCCTTCATAATAAATACATGCTTTATCATAGTTATCATTAATTTGGCTTGGTGTTCCGGGTATGATAAAACGCTCTTTGAATATCTCTAAAAGCTTTCTACCACCATCAGAATTAAACACATCCCAACATAACTCGTCGAGCTGTACTACATCTGTGTTACGCTCAGGTTGTGCTGTTTGATACTGTTCATAAAAGTTCTCAGGATTTATATATTGATTTTCACTCATTCTTATACCTCTGGTAATTGTGCTGCTGGTGCTGCACCTTGCTGTTGCATTAACATGTCTTGCTGCTCATTCAACTTGTCTTGTTGTGCTTGAAACACTCTTGCAACTTCTTCCGGAGCATTCAACAACCGACTATCAATTTGCATCAAGTCTGCTAATAGATACGGATATTCCATTGGGTTAATAAATGCTTGTGCTGCTTCAGGGCCACTGATACCTTGCAATAATTGAAAGTACTGTGTGAATCTGGCTATTTGCTCTTGTCCCTTAGCTAAAGCAAGTGGTGACCTGTAAACGAAAGAGATCAACTTTCTGTCTAGATTTGGATATGGAAGCAAACCCATTTTGTCCAGAATGTATGAGCATCTTTCGATTACTGGCCATAGAAACTCTTGTTGTAACCTACTAAATAAAGGCCCAATACGTTCAGCCAAGGTTTGATTTTGTATCATTAATTGCGTAGCACTAACTGGTTGCTTAGAGTCAGTTGGAATGATTGAATCTGCAAACATTAGGCTACGAATTTGCATACGCAAATCTTGGATACTCAATTGGCTAAACTGAGGATTTGAAGTATCAGGCAATGGAATTAAAGGTGGTTGACCACCTGCGCCTAATGGTGCAATTGGAATGATTGTCATAGGCTGTAATTTAAATGTGTGTGGGTTAAATGTTGCGTCAGTAAATGCCATGTATGGTTTGAATGTATTAAGGTTTGCTGCTGCAAGTTCAATGCGTGCAAGTTCATTTAAACTGATAATAGAAGGCAATGCATCCATAATTGGACCACGCCCATATGTATCGTTGTTTGTTTTTTGGAAACGCCACACAATACCGGGATTTACTTCAAACTCATCTACATACAAAATCTCACTGTCAGTACAAACCACATACTGATAACTCTTTTTTTGTTGTGGATTATACATAACACCTTCGTACACCATCTTGATTGTGTAGTCAGGATTGTTTCTCATCATCTGTAATATGCTTGGTGGTATTACTGCATTGCGCCAGCGTGTTGTTATCTCACTTGCTTTAACATCTTCCCAGTTACGATACCATGACTCTATTCTACCAGTCATTGCTTCTTCAATAGCAAGCTTATCCATAGGTATAGATGTAAATAACAACGGTTGTTCGTCAGTGTATTGATTCACTACCAAACAAGATGTGCCTACCGCCAAATCAAAATAACATTCATTAATTACTACATCGAAATTAGAATCATGGATGTATTCAAATAGTTTGCGCATGTAATCATTTAACATACGTTGAGCGTCATCACGACTTATTCCTGCATCGTCCTCATCAAACTCAGGGTCAACACTCAAGAATCCCCATTGCGTTTGTGGTGGGGTCATAGCGGTATGTAGTTTCGATACAAACGTTTTTGTCGCTTCGATAGCCGTTGTATCATAAACCCTTGTACCTTTCGACTCACCTTGTTGCTCTTTTGGTCTCCAGAATCTATTTCGATTTGGTATTGCATAGAAATAGCAAGCTTCGTGCAGACTCGCCCAAAGATAGCTAATTTGTTGCGCTCTATCGTAACGCTTCTTAAATTGATCTAAAAGTCTGTCTGCCATGTTTTTAGCCTAATGTTTGTTGATAGCCAGAGTCACTCATTGGTTGTAAGAATCCACTAGAGCGATATTTACGTCTCATTGACCGAATCGTTTTTTCTTGGATACGTTGTTGTTCCATTTGCTTCTCAGCACCGATTCTTTTTTGTTCTTCAATTGCAGATTGCTTTTGCTGATAATAAGTATTTACTGCATCAGCTCTTGCTCTTTTTTCTGCTTCACTTGTATGTGGTACTAATCCACCTACAACGTCTTCTATTTTTTTTAAACCTTTTGATAGCCAGCTCATTTTATACCCTCATATCCAAATGTGAACATAAATTACTTTTTCTACAAACTCATCGGGATGAATTTCCCTTTCAACGTATACTATTCTATACGGTATTTTAATCTGTTGCTTTAGTTTCTTTAATTGCTGCGATATTGTTGCCATTATGCATATTCATCTTAATCAAATCGTCTTTCATTTTATCGACTTGTTCTTGTAATTTAAATGATTCATACGCACGAATACCAATGTTTATAGATTCCATTAGTTGTTTAATTTCGCTTGCACAAAACTCACCGCCTGTGGCTTGTTCTATAAGTTGTTGATACTGTGTGTGTGGGTCAGCACTACTATCTACATTTAAACGTATTCTAGCACTTCTGCCGTAGTTATAACGTTGTGCGCCAATACCTTCCCAGTACTTAAAGTTAAAGTCTGGGTTGTCAGCGTTTTCCTCGCCTTCACGTTCCCACATTACCTGAGCATACAAACTTGCAAGTCTTGAGCATTCGTCAAAGATGGGATAAGTATTTCGCCATTTATAAAATCGTTTTTCTGAAATGCAAGCTTCTAAACAGAACTCAGCAACAGTACCACCATTACCGATAATATTTAATACCATTAAACAATGGATTTGTTCATCGTATATTTGATTATGCGTTTTTACTTT